ATAACCAGTAGCACCTGCTCCGCCGCCACCACCAGCGCCAGCAACAATTTGAGATCCTCTCTTTAGAATAGATGAGGCACCTCCAGATCCACCATCAGCATCATTATGCCCTGATCCACCTGTGCCGCCTCTACCAGAGTGTGATGCAGTACCACCAGCTGGAGGATTATTATTAGAACTACCTGAATTACCTGAATTACCTTTTTGAATACTCCAAGTATAAGACTTCATCGTGTCAAGTTGGTTTGTCTTAAGTTGTACAGTTAAAACTCCACCACCAGCACCACTATATCCACCACGAGCAGGTCCACCTCTAGCACCAGCAATTACAAATGTTGCTGAAGTTGGGTTTCCTACGCTAGCGAAATTAAAAGATCCATCACTATTAAGAGTTTGATTATATGTTCCACTCTGACCACCAACAAATACATTAATACCAGCAGTAGAATCTCCAAGTGGAGTGTAAACTGTTGGAATTCCATATCCTCCACCATTTGGATTAGTTGCATAATCAACTGCTGGCCAACCATTTCCTTCAACGCCATTAATTCCAATACCACCCGCAATACCAGGGAATCCAGGGAAATTTTCAGATCCCGCATTATTTACAGTACCAGCAGCACCACCACTTCCACCAGAGAGACCAGAAGTTGCTCCACCACCGCCACCACCTGAAGCGGTCAACCATACTTTAGATCCATCACCAATTTTAACAATAGTATTTCCGCCAGAATTTCCACCTGCTGTACCAGCAGCACCAGATCCACCACCACCAACTGCTTCAATAATTAAATTATCTGGAGTTCCTCCTGTAATAGTTCCCAAATTAATACTATATGGTCCACCAGGAGTAGTATATGTCCACTCATCTGTGAAATCATAAATTGGTGTTCCACCAGTGTTGATTGTTCTCCCACCAATAACCGATGCACCAGTAAAAATAAGAGATATCGGGTTTGGAATATATGTTAAAAATTCATATGTACCAGCTCCAGTTTCACCAGATGCGAGGTAATATTGTTCTGTCTCAGGAACTGTTGGATCCTTAATAGTACCAGAACCACCAGCACCACCACTGTAATCTAGAACATCATATGTTGCAACTGTATTATCAGTATTTGGTTGTCTCAAAAGACCATGCTTATGAGTGAATACTTGTCCACCTGATGGGAACCATCTAGTTAGTCTTCCAGATCCCAAACGGTAATCTTGTAGATATCTATCGCCAGATGATTCAGAAATATAAATTGTTTGTCCAGGAACACTATGATATGCTGAATGATTATGCTGAGGAACTCCATTAAGTTTAGTTTCCCTCATCGTAATAGTAACTGTTTGGTTACCAATAATATCTACACCAGTAGTTTCAATAACTTTATCATATCCAGTGGTCGTAATTCTACCAAGCGAGAAATAATCATCCTGTTGATTTTGATCAAAATACCAGGCACCACCTGTTGTGCCAACTCCTAAAGTAGAGTTACCAACATTGGGTGAATTTGATCCATAAACAGAAGAATTGCCGACAATTTTCTTTGCAACGGTGTCAGGTACAGCAAATGTTCCTAAGTATGGGTCTCCCCAATTTTCCATCACATTAAATTTATTGATGCCCTCAATTGATCCATCATCTCCAATTCTAACTATTGCTTGAGCACCTGATCCACCACCACCAGTAATAGTGACATTAGGAGGATTATCTGGATCATATCCAATACCACCAGTTCCTACATCAATTGAAATAACCTTTCCAGATTGAATATCAATATTTGCTATCGCAGTTGCTTGAAGAGTAAGAGATCCTGCTGGTGGTGGATCAATATCAACTGTTGGAACACTGCTATATCCAGATCCACCATTTGTTACATCAATTCCACTACTAGATCTACCACCATAATCATTTCCAATAATCTCAAATAATGCTGGATAGTCACTAATATTATGAACAGATCCATCACAATATAAGTATCCTTCATGAGTATATGCAGGATCATCACCAAATTGGTATGAGTTACCTGATGTGTCTGTTAATGCTGGATAGCTAGTAGCATTAAATTTAATAAAATTGTGATCATACGAATTTTGACCCGTCTTTAAATTGGATACAATTGCTCCAATTGGGGTCGTATCTACTAAGATATCTGTTAAAAATCCAGTTCTGCTATTTCTATAACTCTGCGACATAATTAGATCTTAATTAGATATTCCATAACAATAAATGGAGAAGTTGCTGAATCCACCGATACTGATGCATCTACACCAATATCCATTGTTGTTATAAGGTTTTCAGGTGGAACAATAATTGCTCTAGTCTTCACCTTGTATGTATGCTCATTATTCTCCAAATCAATTCTATGAATGTGCCTTGTTGGGTCTTCACCAGCAGTAATTTGCAAATCTGTTGTATCAGTAACTATATTTTCAACATCTGGTGTACAACGAGAATCTTGAACGTTCTGATTACTTTGTAAAGGAAGAACATCATACAAACTATTGTTATTGAAGTCTTCAGGAACACCAGATGCACCCTGGACATATGTTGCTGGAACATCGTTACTTGAATCTTGCGATGCACTACCGTCAGAAATAAAACATATAAATGTAAGAAGCAAATTGATTTCGTTGGTATACATATATCTTGTTAGGTTTGACTGGTCAGCAGATCCTTCTAATTGTGATCTATCAACTGTGAAAGATTGATTTGTCAAACAATTGAATGTGTATTGCTCACCAGCACCAAAAATACATCCACCGTAATAAATTGTTTGGAATAATCCAGACCCCCAAACAGGTTGACCACTAAATGACGTACCAGAGTTTGGATTCCATGGATCAATTGCAAGACATGGTTGTTGACCACTACCAGGAATACCACTGTCATTTTCAGTTGCATCTAACCAGTCTTGTACATCAATTGTAGACGCATTTCTGCGACCAGTTTGACCCTGACCTGTTGGTTCAGATGTTGAATTTTCATTTGTTGCTAAGTTTCTTGCTCTAGTTGCAGAATGAAAGTGTGCATGTGGATGTAAAGCATTTTCTTCAACACCTTCTTGATCTGTGTAATGAGTATCGCCAGCATAAGTGTATGATGGTCTTCCTCTAACTGGAATTTCTTGAGAGGGAACACTAATTTCACCAGAATATGTAATTCTTACAGTTTCACCGATAGCAGAAACTGCTTCAATACCAATACCAGATCTACTAAGTTCATTTCCAAGTTCATTCTTAAGTCTAATATTGTTGTATACACCTGCGTTAGCACCAGATGTTGGTTCTGGATATTTAGAACCAAGATCAGGAACAGTAAATTGAGTTTCTGTTATTACATCTAATATCGTACCATCAATATTTCTCCTGAGAAATTTTGATTGCTCTCCTGTGCCAAGAATTGAAGCTAACTGAGGGTAATCATCTGCGAAATATTTTGTCCCGTCACATTTTAAATATCCTGCAGGTAAATTGATAACATTTGCACCGTCTGCTGGGTCTCCATCATACTGAACAGGCCAAATAATAATCTGACCCGTCAGGTTACCATATTTTGCTCTTTCTTTTGAGTAAAATGTTGCCATTAGAATGCCTTTATGATGAATGTGATAGTGACACTTGGTTGAGCTACATCACATGAAATATTTAGAGCATTTTCCAGACTCTCTGCTTGAAGTGATGATCCATCTGCATCTGATGCAGTATGTGATGGTGGTCCAGACATGGATCCAAGACCTTGCTGAATTTCAAAACTACCATGATTATGTGATCGGAAAGCTTGAACCAGAGGATCTTTATTTGAAGCAGCAAGATTCAAACTTACTGGAAAAGCACCATTTCTAAACTGGAGATCGTAACTTCCTGATGCTAGAGCAGGTGTATTTAATGTAACTTCATATTGACCAGTCGCATCATTTAAAATCATTGATTCAACATATGATCCTTCTCTTAGTACATCATATTTTTCATCAGTATTTACTGGAGTAACATACATCAATGGAGTAATTGCATCATATTGAAACCAGTTATTAGGAAATGTTCCATATGGAGTTCTAATGTCAGTTCCTGATGGCAAAATTACTTTATTTGTAGCACTCAAGTTACATCCAGCAACAGAAAATACAGGAGAAGTTTCTGGATTGTCTATGAGACCATCAGATCTAATCGGAGCACCAGTATCATATCCTAAGAAGTTTGGTCTACTTCTTTCTATCATTGGTTTAGGGAAGTAACCAACATGACATGGTGTTTTGTGTGTATCAACAGGTACAGAATCAATGATTTGATCTGTTTCACCACGACCAAATAGTGTCTGTGTATAGGTATCTGTTGCGTGACCAGATCCTCTATTTGCACCTTCCCTAAAGTTATCTTCACCAGCAGGAACAAATCCCCAATAATTTTTTCCTGTACTGTCCTGAATAAATTCCATGAATGTACCACATCTTGGCAAAGTATTTTCTTTATTGCCATCACCATAGAAAGTAATAAGTTCTGCACCAGATTGCCAAGTTGTTGGTTCTGCAGATTGAAGGGCACATGTATTCGGACCTTTAGATCTACTACACTGGTTAGAACTGGATGCGTTACCAGTCATAACAATACCACTGTCAGTTCTAAATGGCATTGGACCAGCACCAGTTGGATTAACAGATCCAAGAGAATCTGAGTGTCCATGTGGCGGAGTATGATTAATGCCGAGTTTTCTATTTAATGTATGAATAGTCTCTAAAAAATCTGGTGATGAAAGTGCGATATCGGTAAACTTGAAATATAAATTACCAGTCAAATTTAATGAGAAATCAATATCGGCAGTTGCTTCATGTGTAGTTCTAATTGCAACTGTCTCACCATATTCAGAAACTAAGCTACCAATAGTAGTTCCATTGTCATCAAATACAGTATCTGCTACGTCTGGTTGCCCATATTGATATTCAACAATATCAAGATGATATCTTTCTAGATCCATCATGACACTATTTGAAATTTGAGGCAATCTAAATGTTGCATCAGTTCCATAGTATGGAAATTCTGGGTGATTTCCCAACTGATCCGTCATATCTCCACCATAGGTATCACCTAAAACAGATGCCAACAACGGATAGTCAGCAGCATTTAATGTTTGACCAGTACAAACAGTCCATCCCTTAGGGATATTAGAGGAAAGGAATCCCGTTCCTCCATCTCCTCCCCATGGCATGATGGTGCCAATTTTGGCAACCCTCATGCTTTTAATTGAGTCGTAGTATGCAGTCATGTCTTTCTCTTTAGAGTTCCATCAACCACCAACCTCTGAGTGAAGGTGGAATTGTTCTTGCATTTGCAGATCCTTCAATGTCAACGACGCCAACATATAAAAGACCAAATGCAGCATTACGAGACTGAATTACAAGTTCTCCAGAATCCCACGTGGTAGTTAGTGTTTGACCAGCACCAGCACCAATTCTAGAACCAACACCGTCACCTTGGATTGGAGTTGCTGCATTAGCAATCTTCAATGCCCTAATAACCATGCTAGTATTGTAAGTTAAATTACCACTAAGTTCAACAAATCTGATCATGTCACCAGTTTGTGCATTACTTGGTAGATAAAGGACCATGTTACTTCCAGAAGAAGCATTAACAATATAATTATTATTTACCTGTAGTGGATTATCTTGCTGCTGTCCAATACCAGTTGAGGGATCAAATGCAACATAAGTTTGTCTTCTACCACCATTACCAGTCCAATATTTCTCAATACCGAATGAATCAATAGCATTGTTTTGATAGATTTTGAAGTCTTTGTCACCTTCTGTTCCACTTTGACCAGCAGATCCTAGGTTATCAATATGGAACAATACCTCAGATGATAGTTCTGTCTCTCTGACCCTACCTGCCTGATAGAAGGATTCTCCCATTAAGACATTACCTTCTCTGTTAGTAACACGGAAGGATGTCTCAGTAGAACAGATGCCATTCATCTGACAATCATCATAATAAACTTTGAGGTCACCGTAAGCAGTTACACCACCCTTGATTGTTAAACCATTAGTGTTGTTCTCTGGATCTTCAATTGATCCATCACCAGCGTGACCATCATCATTAGCGACAGTCATGACCAAAGTCTTACCATCAGAACCATACATTCTGAGAGCACCGCTGTAAATTGTTAGATCATCATAGACATCAGTCTTACCACCACCGAAGAGATAAACAGGATCAGTTCCAACAGTATTTGGAATTCTAACCTGCTTAGGCATCTTGATTGCATATAAAGCATCAAGTGATCCGTCAATACTATCAGCAACGAAGAATTCGGTGCCAATTCTCATCATTGTGAAGTAATCTAGTTTTGGAGAAATTAGATCAGCGTCACGTAAAGTGAGTTCTAGTCTCAGGTTACTGGTGTTTGGACTACGTGCTTT